GGGTTCGCGGACCTGGCGATACATTCAAAAATGCCAAATAACTTCACCTGGCACGGCGACAAACTACGCCAGCAACTTGAAGCCGAGATGGGGCGGCGGCTCGACGCGGCGGCGACGGTCGTGCAAGGCCACGCGAAACAGCTTGTCGGGCGTGAAGGTGCCGAGCCCACGGGCGGTAAAAAGGGCGGCAAACTGATCTACGGGGCTCGCCGTTCGGCACCCGGCGAACCGCCAATGAAACAGACGGGACGCTTGCAGACGAGCGTGGCGAACGAACGCACGGGGCTTATCGCTCGCGTCGGGACCAACGTGCTTTACGGGCGATGGCTCGAATTGGGCACGTCGCAAATGGCCGCTCGCCCGTGGCTTCGCCGCTCGCTGGTCGAGTGCATGGGCACGATTCGGGCGTTGATCGGTCGACCGATGGGGCTGAGATGAGCCAAGCCGAGACCTGCGAATCGTGCCGGTTCTTTGTCGCGATGAATCACGGATTTGGGCATTGCCACAAGCGAGCCCCGCTCGTGCTTGAAGATAGCCAGCGAGCCGTTTTCCCTGCGGTATTGGCCACCATGTTCTGTGGCGATCACCAGAAATCAAAATCCTTTACTGACCGCCTCCAGTCCAAGGGGGCCAATGATGGCTGACAACCGACCGGACACGCTGTTCGGCAAACCGATCATTTGGTCTGACGCCAAGCCCACGCAACCAATTCAGGTAGGTACGCAATTATGTCCGTCCGTTGCGTGTTGGATCATTCCCGGAAACCGTCCCGGCAAATTCCGCATGGTGTTTGACGACCCCGAAAAAAGGGGTGATCACGATGGCTGACAACGAATCACGCGGCGGGACCGGCGAACTGTCGGGGAATATCCGCCGCCCGATGCACGACGCCTCTGGGGACGATTCCGCCAAGCCAATGCCAGCGAAACCCGAAAGCCTAACGAAGTTCTACGACATTGCCGTCGAGACGGGCGATTGTGGCCCGTCCGAGGTCATCGCGGTCATTACGACCGACCGCGTTGACCGAGATGGTGAAGTCGTGGTTCCGTCTGGCGGCATCCTCAAGAATTACCTGGGGGATCGGCCGGGCACAGGCAATCGCATCGTTATGTATGGCCATGCCAAGGGTAGGCCAGAAGAAGGCGAAGCCGGGCTTCCGATCGCGAAAACCAAGTGGCTCAAGCCGACACGAGACAAGACGGGGCTGATTGCCCGTTACCAGTTTGATATGGACGACCCGTTTTCCTTCCGCATCTGCGGAAAGGTCAAGCGTGGTTTTCTCGGCTCCCACTCCATCACGTTCCTCCCGATCGAATACGGGCCACCGACCGCCGAAGAAATCCGCGCCCGGCCGGACTGGAAGAACGCGAAGTGTATCTATCGGAAGTGGGAACTTATCGAGTTTTCGATTGTCGCGGTCCCTGCGAACGTCGACGCCGTCACGCTCGCGAAACAGCGGAGACTATCCATGTCGGATACCGAAAGCGTGACGGCCGAAGTGACCGCCACCGAGGTTGAAGAGAAGGCCCTTGGCGAGAACACGGGCATTCTTGGCGGGCTTGCCGTACCTGACGAGCACGTTGACGAAGAGAACGTCAGGAAGAACGACAAGAACACGGCCGAGGATGAGCCCGAGCCCGATCCGGAAGACCTGGAAGAAGTCGAGCAAGTCAAGCGCGGGGATCATGTGAAGTGCAAGGCCCCGCACTGCAAGGGCTACGGCGTCGTCAAGTCGATTCATAAGGGCGAGATGGTCCCCGACACGGAAGACGACGTGTACGGGTCCAAGGACGAGCCTGCCTGCCGGGTGCAACTTTACAAGAAAATGGGTGACGGCTTCGCCCCGACCGAGCATCACCGGGGGCTCTTGTGCAAGCACTGCGAGAAGTGCGACACCCTCAAGCCGCCGTCGAAAAAGAAGGGCTGTGCCACCACCCGCGAGGGTTGGACCGACGAACAGCGTGCGGCGTACAAAGCCGCGTTGATGGCGTCTGAAGGCTACAAGAAAGCCGTCGAGAACGCCGTGACTTATCAACTGGCCGTGAAGGTGGGCAAAGCCTGATGATCATTGGACCGCCGCTGCCCCCATTTCGAGCGGGGCACCGAAGGAGATACGCATCCACGATCCACGAAGCCGACCCTAAAGAGTTGGCGTTTCTCAACAAGGTCATCGCGGCAGAGTTGGTCTTGCTCGCCGCCCTGGCAATTTTCGCGTTGGTAACGCTGCTACGCTTTTTAGGGGATGCCTGATGATCGCTGACTACACCTACGTCGCATTCGCCGCCCCGGATCAGCCCGTGCGGGCGTGCCCGGAGTGGCGACGTTGCATCGTGTGCCAGGGAACTGGCCAATTAATCAATGCGGCAATGTTGCCGATACCGGGAACAGAATGCCCTTGCTGCGATATCGGCATCGTCGAAGCCGCAACGGGACAAACGATCTGATGAACGAGCAGCGCGAATACCGCGAAGTGATTCGCGACGTGTTCATTCACAAGGATGAGCCAGACAAGGCCGAACTTTTGAATCGCCTGTTTCCCGACGTGCCGATGTGGGCACGGTTGCGGGCAAAGTACCAATCACAATTCAACCCTCTTCCCATTCCGGGGACGCCCCCGGCTGTCTGCTAGTAAAACCGATCCGCTCGGATCGTCGCGAGTAAGTGTCAGGACGGGACGCCCCGTCTGGAGACAGCCGCCGCGTTGATGCCACCGTGACTTCCACGGGACACAACGCAAATGGAAACGTATGTCGTTTTGAAGTCATGCCTGGGCAAGAGCCCCGGCGAGGAAATCTCTCTGTCTGCCGAAGATGCCGCCGCGTTTATCGCGGGGGGCAAACTGCTGAAGAAGGACGCGACCGCTGCGGCGGAAGTCTCCAAAGAACTCGACGACCTCACGACTCAGGTTGCGAAGAACCTGGCGGGCGCGATCGTCGACAAGACGAATGACGAGATCAAAAAGTCAGGGCGTATCAACGTTCTGGCCAGCCAGCCCGCCGAGGCCCGTGACCCGGGATCGCTTGGCGAATGGCTGCAACTCGCGGCCGGTTACGGTTGCGTCGGGAGCAATCCCCACAAGGCCGCTGAGTGCCGCGACATCCTGGTCAACAAGTATTCGACCAAGATCAACAGCAACTTCGGGGAAGACTACCTCAAGTCCAAGGGCACCGGCTTCGGCGTGACCCAGGGACAGGGGGCAGTCTCCAAGGCGTCCGTGCAGGTGGAACAGGTTGGTGCGTTGGGTGGGCTCACCGTGCCCATTCAGTACAGCAACGAGTTCTTCAAGCTCGCCACGCCCAAGTCGATCTTCCTGGACAAGTGCAAGCGGTTCACGATGACCGCGAAGCAACTTATGGTCCCGGCGCTTGACTACGCCAACGCCACCACCGGCCAGTCGCCCTATCTGGGCTACATGAACGCCGCGTGGGGCACGGAAAACGCGACCTTCACGCAGGAGAACTTGCAGGTTCGCCAGATCGAGTTTACGGCCAATCTTCTGGCCGGGTACACGCAGGCGAGCCGTCAACTTCTCGCCGATTCGCCTGTCGCTCTTGAACAGGTGATGACGGGTCTGTTTGCTGATGCGATCGCGTTCAACGTCGACTATGCGTGCTTCACGGGAACCGGCGTGAATCAGCCGAAAGGCATGATCAAGTCGTCCGCGTGCAAGACGTTCACCCGTGGTACGTGGTCCTCCAACGGCGTGCTCTTGAATGACTTGAGCAAGGCCGATTCTTACATCATCCCCGAACTCGAAGGCGAGGCCCTGTGGATCGGCCCGCCGTCGCTCAAGCAAGTCCTCTACCCGATGACCGACGCATCGGGCCGCATCGTGTTCCTGCCGAACATGCCGACCCCGCCCAGCGGCTCGGCGGCACTTCGGCCGACCATGAGCATCTTTGGCAAGCCCTTGTATTTCAGCCAGCTTCCGGCCGCTCAGGCGACCGCTGGTTCCGTCAACCTGCTCATCCCGTCGCTGTACGGTCTTGCCCTGCGGGAAGAGATCGAAATCGCGGTGTCTGAGCACTACGCCTTTACGAGCAACCTGCTCACGTGGCGGTTCCTGTTCCGTGGTGACGGGCAGAGCTTGCTCAACACGTACCTGACCCTCCAGAACGGCGACATCGTTGCCCCGTTCGTCTCCATCAACTGACGCTTATATGAGCGTCGGTGGATAACGATCGGCGCTCTTTTCACTCGCCTATAAGGAGGGTTCCACCCTATGGCCATGACTTCTCGCCAGACGGAAATCAGCACCGTCGTTGGCTACATCGCCGCGAACGCTGGGGCCACGGCGTCCAGCCCGTGGCTGTCTGACGCGATTTCGCTCGACTGCGACACGGCCCGAAGGCTTGTCGCCTACATCAACGTGGGCACGATCGGCAGTTCGTCCACCGTTGATGCGAAATTCCAGTACGCGACCGCATCGGGCGGCACGTATAACGACATCACCAACACGGCGATGACGCAGGACACGACCGGATCTCACGTCCACCAGACTGAGGTTTTGGTCGAGAACATCTACAACAATTACCCGACCGCCAAGTGGGTCAAGCTTCGCGTGGCTATCGCGGTCGCGGCCACCCCATTCAGCGCGACGATTGTTGGCTTCGATCCGGCTCACTACCCGGTCTCGGCCGGTGCTGACGTCGGCACCACGACCGTCTATCCGTGATGACAATCCGCCGCCCGGTGGGACGAACGCCGGGCGGTTCTTTAACCCCAAGGCCGCATGATCACTCATCCCGTAGGCATTATCTTTTCTATCTATTGCCCGCGATGCAACGGCAAGTGCGATCGGATCACGCCACGCGGCGAATACGTGAGACACGGCAACAGCAACACGTTGGTTTACACCTGCCCGAAATGCGGGACGTTTGAGGCACCAGAGAAATCCACCAAGTGAAACGTATTTGTCTCGCCTCGACCGTTGACGATGGCTCGCTTTACTACCGGGCGATTCTCCCGGCGAGGCATCTTAACCCGATCCTCAACCAAGAGGGGATCTCGCTTCATGTGCCGATGACGGGCGATGACATCCGGGGCTTTGATGCCTACGTGTTCTATCGCCAGATCGACCCGAAACTGTTCCCGTTCTTCACTCGGCTCGCCGTGGCTGGAATCCCGACCGCGTTTGACATTGACGACAACGTATTTCAACTGACCCGATGGTCCCCCGCTCGTAACACGTATCAGCCCTGGTTCCTCGATTCTCTGTCCCTGTGCATGAGCCTTGCCGATCGCGTGACCATGAGCACGGATCGGCTTCGCGATTGTGGCCAGTACGCTCCCGGTGTGGTCGAGAAAACCACGGTCTTGCCGAATCTGATTAGCCAAAAAGAATACACAAGCCTGGATGAGCGATCCCGAGCGGTTCAAATCATGTGGGCAGGCTACGCCAACCACGACGGCGATTTGCACCACATTGCCCCAGCCCTGGAAGCCGTCAAGGAAAAGCACGGGGATCGCGTCGAGATCATCTTTGCCGGGCACTGTCCGAAAGAGATCGTCGCTGACCCGATCATCCGGCCGCTTGTGCTCGGTTCAGTCGTAACCCCGCATTACCCGCGATTCCTGTCATTCTGCCGACCGACGATTGCCCTTGCTCCGCTCTCAACGCACCCGGACGACCTGCCGTTCAATACATGCAAGAGCGCGATTAAATGGATGGAATTTTCTCTTGCCGGTGCCGAGATGATCTGTGAGGACATCCCGCCTTACAGTGACGTGATAACGCATGGCGAGACCGGCTATCTATGCACGGGCGAGGATGGCTGGATTGACACTCTTGACTCCGTTGTGACCCACGCAATCGAGGAAAGCAAATACACGTCATACTCAGCCGTTTCCGACATCCTTGCTTTTCACTCCTGGACTTCCCCCGCCCGCGAACGGTGGCTCGACTTTTACCGCTCGCTAGTTGCTTGAGGCTCACGTATGCCCTTCCCCGCTCGAATCATCGGTGGCGTCAATCCGTACTCCTGGCAGCGGCTCCGGTTCACGCCTGACGGACAACTTGAGGACGCGGAAGAGACCGGCGAATTGAACGCATTCGATCCCCAGAATCGGCTGTCGATTACAGCCCCGATGGTATGGCTGGTGGCCGGGAGCAAGGAATCGGGCAAGGTGCTCAACTACTGGATCGTCGGCTAAACCATGTCATCAACCTACGACCTCGTATCACTGGCCACGGCCGAAGCCGCTTTGGCGCAATCGCTGCCAACGGACACGACCTATCTTGCGCCTGTGATCTCGGCTGCGTCGTATGCGATCCGCCGTTGGACCGGGCGGGATTTCGTCCAGAACACCTATGACGAGTGCTACAACGGGGCTGGCTTTAGCCAGATGACGCTTCGGCAATACCCGATCATCGGGCCGCTTGCCAGACTCGCCATCAACCCCACGCCAGTCCTGACGATCAGCAATACAAGCACGACCAACCAACGGGCCTTGGCCTCGCTGGCCACCACGGGCGACATTGACAGCGGGTTGACGGTATCAGGGTTCACGCTCACCGCGATTGCTTCAGGCGTCACGACCACGGACAGTTCAACGCTGTTCGCCACGTACCCCACGATTCAAACCTGTGCCGACCACATCAACGGAATCGGCAACGGCTGGAAAGCGACGGTCGGTCAAGGGTACGGCGGGTGGGCATCGGCCGACCTGCGGGCCATTCAGGGCTCAGCCAACGCCGCGACGTATGGCGGGAATAATGGGGCGGCATTCTACGTCCATGTAACCGACCTCAACAACTTCACGGTTGACGAGCGAACGGGATTGATCCGGCTCAACGTGCAGGGCTGGGACCCGATGTTCGCCCTCATGAATCTCAACTCGGCCCCGTTCCTGACGTCGTTCCCGCCCGGTTTTCAGAACATCCGGGCGGTTTACACGGCGGGTTATCCGACCATCCCGTGGGACGTCCAGCAAGCCTGTCTGATCACAATTCGCGACTGGTCCTCCGACCTTCAAACGACGCGAATCATGGAGTCTGAGACGTTCGCGGATTACTCGTACAAGTTTTTCTCTCGCCCCGACTTTGGCCTGTCGGATCAGGTCAAGGGGATGTTGCTTGCTTACAAGGCATTCAGGCGATTTTGACCGATGCCCTACGGCAATGTCCCATCCCCGAACATCCTTCGGCACCGGGCCAATATCTACCCGTTCGTCCCGGCTCAGGACGTTGACGGGAGCGTTAACCCCGCGAATTGCTACCCGGCGCAGTCGTTTACGGGCGTCCGTTGCCTTGGCCAGCACGTATCATCCGAAGCGATGGAAGACGACGCTGGCCGCGTGACGCAGTTCAACAAATACAAATTTATCTTTGGCGAATCGTATTCGATCAACATCCGGGACCGGATCGACTTTTACGACCCGACCGATGCAACGTTGATCCGAACGGTTTACGTGGTGGGTCGCAAGAATTCGGGCGGACGTTCGGCCGTGTGGCACGTCGACGCGGAAGACAAGCGATAACGCATGGCCATCACGCTGGTGCAGCACATTGAAGCCACGGGCACGAGCACGGCCCCGGCCGCGACGTTCAGTGGCGGCACGACCTCCGGCAACGCGATCATTGTCAAGCTCGCTTACCTGTCGGCGGGCGGCAATGCGACGATTGCGGGTTACACGGCCGACGCATCGTATCAGCCCGCGTCTTATCCCTATGCCTACATCTTCTCAAAGCTCAACGTATCGGCGGGGATCACAACGGTAACGGCGGCTCTGTCGGGGTCGTCTGTCCGTTGGGTCATGTGTATTGAGGAGTGGTCGGGGCTCGCGACGTCATCGGCATTCGATCAGACCGCACACCTGCAAACGCTCACGGCTGGCAGCGGCGGGACGGGGACGACGCCAACCACCGGCCAGGCGTCCGAAATGCTCGCCGCGATGATCGCGGTTGACGGCACGTCGGGGAGTAACGGCGACTTCTCAGCCCCGACGAACAGTTTCACGCTACTCGCGAATCTGGCCAACGGCAACCCGCTCGGACTGGCCACGCTCTACCGCGTTGTCGCGGCAACGGGCACGTATTCGACGGCGGTATCGGACGCTCAGAATCCTAGTTACACCGGCTTAATCGCAACATACAAGGGGGTCGGCGGCGTGGCGGCATCAACACCATACTCGTACATTTCGGCTGGCTCCGCGAATCAGGACAGCCAGGCCATCAAGGGTTCGGCAGGCACGCTGTATGGCGCGTGCATCGTCAACACGACCAACGTCCTGCGGTACGCCAAGTTTTACGACAAGGTTTCCGGCGCGACCTCGGCCGACACGCCGAAGCTGCGTATCCCCATCGCCCCCGGCAAAGCCTATGCGATGGCGGATTCCAACGGGATCACGTTTGCCGCTGGAATCTGCCACCGGATCACGGCGGGGCCAGCGGACGCGGACGCAACGGCAGTGAGCACGTCCGACGTCATCCTCAACGCTTGGTATCAATAAGCGTGATCGACGTTACGACGCTCGGAATCGTGCCAGACGGTCGCGATGTTTCCGCGCTCATGCGGACGACGTTCGCCGTACCGGGGACGTACTACCTGCCAAGCGGCCGGTACAACGCCCCGACTCCCGTCACCTATGCCGCGAATTCGGTAGTGATTCAGGGAGCGGGCATCGACGAAACGACCATCAACGGTCCCGGTCTGTGGCCCGGCAAGCGCGAAACGGAATTTGGCGTCAACATCGCGGACAGCTACCGGCCCCCCGTCGATAACGTGCTCGACGCGACCTGTTCCGGGCGGTTTGGCTATCGGACATGCGGCAAGAGTTGTATCACATTTGATGCTCATCCCTTCGCGTTGGGTGCTCCGTCTCCGCTCGACGCCGGGACATTCGACGAATACGGCGACACGCCAGCCCTGTCAATCTATCTGGCCATCGGCCCCGGCATCACCGGCGTTTTGCCTGATGACGCGGCCCTCGTGGGGCTCGGCTCATGGCAGGACGTTCGTCCCTGGCAGATTCGCACGCAGCCAGACGGATCAGACGCCGGAACATGCAATCTCCTATTTCTGTACCGGCTGGCGGGGGATGACGAATCCATAAACGCCCCGGCGCGTGCGGCATGGTGCAAGATCAGCAAGACGGGGTTATCCCATGTCTGGATCACCTTCGACGACAATGAAGGGACCATTAGCTTTTCTGTCAACCGAAAGATCCGGGAGGGATTTGGTCAAACTTTTTTGCCTTCTGGCGCGAGGCTCATGCGGAACCGCGGCCGCTACCCGCTCACGATCAACTGCGACGGCTGGCAGCCCCCCGCAAGCACAGTCCCCGGATGGATCTTGTACGGGTTGCGGACAAGCTCCCTGCCCGTGCCGACGTCGCCCCTGACTGATTACCAAGCCTACTACGATCCAACCCAGCCCGGCACGCTCTGCCTGTACGAAGGGGCCAAGACGACGCCCACACGGCTCATCTCGACCCTCGACGGCAACGGTACCCGCCGCTGGGGGTGGCTCAATACCACGTTCGGCTCAACCGGGTGGGAAGGGGCGGTTAAGGGCAACGCCATCAGGGATTTGACGATCGACGGCGGCGGGCTGGGGATTGGCGACTGTCTCGGGCTCAAGGTCGAGCGTTGCCGATTCTGGGGACAAATGGCGGGTATCGCCAGCATTGCACGCGGCGGGATCTACCCCCTCACAATCCGCGACTGCGAGGTTGCGTCCGACCATGACGCGGCGTTGTCGCTTCGGATGGTCAAGTCCTTGCGAATCGAGGGCTTGGACATCCAGCATTTCGGCACGTGTGCGGCGCGGTTCAGCGGGTGCGAGGGTTCATGGCGTGGCGGGTTCGCGGCGTACTACTCCAGTGCCGCACGCTGGGGCATCCAGTCCCTTTCGCTAGGCTACGGGCTCAGTCTGGGGCTGTCGGACCTGTACTACGACAACGAGGGCGGCGGGTATCTGGATGGGCTCGTTTACGCAGAGGAACAGCCTTACGGGGCCACGTATCTGAGCCTGGAACGGGTGCGAGCAAATCAGGTCACAAGCGGTACGCCGTTCCTTCGGCTCAAAGGCTTCCCCGGCGACGTGTACAGCCCCTCGGCCTATCGCGTGAGCGGCTGTGGCAACGAGAACGGAAACGTGACGATCAACGCCGATCCTCAGTGGACCGCTAGCTAATGGCTGCATACACCAGCACAAAAACCGGAAACTGGTCAGACACCACGGTCTGGGGTGGTGGACCTCCCGGCGCGGGCGATACGGCCACGATCGCTAACGGGCATGTTGTCACCGTCGACACGAATGTGACGGTCGGTAACAACGGCTCCAACGTCGGCGCGGCGATCACGATCAACGGCGCGTCAAACGCCAGTTACGGCACGCTCCAGATGTCGGCAAACACGCTGACATTGCGAGGGACCGACCTGGCAACGAACACGTTGATGACCATCAACCGCTATGGCCAGTTCAACCTGACGGGCGGTACGGTCCTCGGCGACGTCGCGGCGGACTATGGGTCGATCATTCTGAACAAGGGGCAGATCTCGGCGTCGGGTGCGACGTTCTCTTCCCCGTCGGCTAACTACAGTTGGTCCACATCCGCGAGCGGCGAAACGCTCTCGGCCCAGGGCGGGTATTACCAATTTCTCTCTGCGGCCCCGACGTATATTTTCTCCTCGATGCTCAATAACCCCTACGTGGCCAACAGCACGGGGACGGGGCTTGGCAGCTTCGGGAATTCGTCGCTTTCGTTCTCCGTGTCGGCTCCGTCCGGGGCACTGGCGACCGAGGTGGCCACGATCGCGGCCGTCAACGCGACGGGCAAATACTACGTCGATTACGTCAACGGTGTTTATTACTACTACGCCCCTTCCATCACGCTTACCGGGACGGCAACCTACAAGTATCTGAGCAATTCCAAGACGTGGGGCATCCAGACCACGCAGGGGACGACGTACAACTCGGCCACGTTCACGGGCTGCACGTTCAACTACATGGGGCAGTACGCCACGTCGGCCAACAAGCCGATGATCATGGCGACGAATTGCACCGGCTCGGGAACGCAGATCTTCAGCTTCACGAACAACACGGTGCAGTTCTGCGGCCTCAACATCAGCGTCGCGAATTGCAACGGCTCGGCCGGGAACCCGATCAACATCACGGGGAACACGTTTTATCACGGCATCGTGCCAGCGGGTGCGGACGCCACGCCGACCTACGGGTCAATCGTCGGTGCGTATGAGACCACGACCGATTACCTCTACATCAACAACAACACGCTCAACACCCGCTCGGCTCTCTTCTCGGCCTACGCCTACTCCGCGACTCTTCAGTCCCACACGCATTTTCAACTCAACAACAATACCGGAACGTGTGCCATTGTCGCCTATGCCAAATGGCCAATGAACGTGTTCCCCGGTGGTCAGATTCAGGGGAACACGGTCAACGGCGTCGGCACAATCAACTCCAACCGCATGATCCTGGGGATGGGTGGCACGTCGGGCAACCAGCTTGTGATCAGCGGCAACAGCCTTGGCTATCCGATGCGGACGCTGCATACGTGCGCTTATCTGACAGTCACAGGGAATGTGATCTATCACAGCTACCATCACGGAATGCCGGGCGACGTCAGCGACGACGTTTACATCCCCGGACTGATCATCACCGACAACATCTTTCTCGGCACGGCGTCGAGCGTCGTGTACAACTCGCCTTCAATCGAGCTTGGGTACAACCACCGGCACTTCTATGATTCTCCGATCGTCTGCAACAATACCTCGATCGGGAATCCCCAGGGCGGCGTCGGGTTCAATGACTGCCAGGACCCGGCGTCTGTCTCGCTGATCGTCAACGCCTACGTCTGCAACAACCTGTCGTATTACAACCTCGGAGCGGCGACGACGTATGGCGTCCGGCGTGGCGTTGACGGCGCGACCGGCGTTACCAAAGTCCATTGTCTTCAGTTCGACAACGGCTTGTACTACGGGGCGGGCGGGGCGACGTCGACCTACTACGGCAACCTGAAAGCCACGGGCACGTTCACGAAGGGCGGTGCGAATTACAACGCCCTCAGCGGAGGAAGCCGAAGTCTCGCGGGGCTGGCGTTGTTCAGTCCCACGGCGTCGTTCCCCACGAGCGGAATCCAGGTTAAATACACCGACACGACGCCCGGCACCACCGAAACGCTTTCGCTCTCGACGAACAGCGGCAGTAGTTTCGGCACGGCTGTCTCCATCGTCAATTCACACGGCACGGTCACGACCTACACGTCAAACGTGATCGGCTCAGTAACCGCGATTCAAACCTCGATTGGCTTTTTCGACACGTCGCAGTCATGGTCGGTCACGCTCAACAACGCGGCGTGTCCCCGCCTACGCTGGGTCAAGATGACCAGCGGTAAGCTCAGCGGCCAGGTCCGCGCGATCACGAACAACACCGCCACGAACTTGACCATCGTTCCTCCGTTCATCGCAAGCGGGGGCGGTTCGGGTTACGGCGTCATCACGGCCGCGACCAACGCGAGCCCGATCGTGGTCACGTCGGCCGGCCATGGGCTGTCCGTCAACGATTACGTCTATATCACCGGATGCACGAACAACACCGGGGCCAACGGCTATTGGCTTGTCTCTGCCGTCGCGGGGAACACGTTCACACTCAGCGGCTCGACCGGAAACGGATCGGGCACGGTTGGCCAGTGGTCGGCAGTCCCCGCCGTGGGCGATTCGTACACCGTCTACGAATCCGAGGTGACGCTAACCGACGCATCGACCAACAGCGTCAACGTCGGCATCTGCGGTTACACAAGCTCGTCCAACCCGGTCTTCTCGTTCGGCGGCACCACGGCGACGGACACGGGCATCACCTATGCCCTGAGTGACAAACTCTCTGACCCGTTGCTCGCCAACGAGGCGAGCGGCACCACCCCGGCCGACTTCAAACTGACCGCTTCAAGTCCGGCCAAGGGTGCAGGCGTGGCCATCGCCAGCGTCACACCCACCACGGATTACTACGGGCAGACGTTCGCAAGCCCGCCGTCAATCGGCTTCGCGGAATACGTCGGCGGCGGGTTACTCGCCATGCTCTTGGCTTCATCGTACAACGAAGGAATTTCGGTCCTTGAAGGGGGCTGCCTCTCATGAGAAGGAAGATTCAGGCGGGGTCGACCTCTTTCACGGACACCGTGTTTGTCCGCAATACCTCGACGACAACGAGCGTCGCGGGGCTCACCGGGCTGGTCTACAACACGGGCAGCATGACGCTTTACTACCGGCGTCAGGGGGCAAACGCAAGCGTTGCCGTGTCGCTCGTGACGGCCACGCTCGGCACATGGTCCAGCGGCGGCTTCATCGTCGTCGACGGCACCAACATGCCCGGCCGGTATGAAATCGGCATTCCCAACGCGGCGATTGCTGGCGGTGCGGCGTATGTCGACTTCCAGCTTCGTGGCGCAACCAACATGGAGGAGGTCTCGTGGACCTACGAACTGGATGCCGTCAACTATCAGGACGGGGTCCACTTCGGCCTCACCGCGTTGCCTAACACGGCTTGCACAACGAATGCTTCGTTGCTCACGAGCGGCACCGGGACGGATCAGGTTAGCGTGTCGGCGGGCAAGGTGCTTTTGCAAGCCACTCAGACCGGCGTGACGATTCCCACGGTGACGACGCTTACCAACGGCGTCACGGTCACGACCAACAACGACAAGACCGGCTATAGCCTGACGCAATCGTTTCCGGCGAACTTCTCAAGCCTTGCCATTACGGCTGGCGGCATCGCACAAGCCGACGTCCAGACGATCAAGACCCAGACTGTCACCTGTGCGGCTGGCGTCACGGTCGGGCCATACGTTGGCAATGCTTCCGCCGCTCTCCAGGTCGACGGCTCTGGCTATGCAAAGGTCTCCAGTGGCACCGGGGCAAACCAGATTAGCCTGTCGTCGGGGACCGTCACCGTTGGGACAAACTCCGACAAGACGGGGTATTCGCTTACTCAGGCGTTCCCGACAAACTTCTCGTCCTTCGCCATCACGGCGGGCGGTGCTGTGACGGTGGGAACCAACAATGACAAGACGGGTTACACGGCATCCACCGTTACGGACAAGACGGGCTACAGCCTGACGCAAAGCTTCCCCACAAATTTCTCCAGCATGGCCATCACGGCGGGCGGCGTCGTCACTGCCAATACGACGCAATTTTCGGCTCAGGCCATCACCTGCGCGGCCCCCGTCACGGTTGGGGCTTACGTTGGCAACGCAAACGCTCTGCTTACTGTCGACGCCTCCGGGCGTGTTGACCTCGGCAAGATCAAGGGTACGAACTCCGTAGGCAACGCGGGTTATATCGCGATCGACGGCACGCAAAGCCCGTCCGTGCGAAATCAGGACGCGGTTACGGCCCCGACGTATGACGATTGCATGGTCGGGGCGTGGTGCGAGGCGTTTGACAAAGAGCCTACGTTTAACTCGACGACGTGGATCAAGCAAAAGCCCGACAACTCAGGCCCGATCCGCACATTTTCAATCACCGTCGACGGCTCCGGAAATGTCATCGCGCGGAGCTAAAACCGCATGCCTACGACCGGGACCGTTGTTACACGCGGCATTGGATCAAAAAAGATCCTCGGTCGCGGGCTCACCCCGTTTGCTGGTTCTTCGGGACCGGCGACGGGCAATATCCTTACACGCGGGATGGGCTCCAAGAAAACGGCCGGTCGCGGGTTTTCCGCGACCACGCCAGGAGTCACTTACCCCGATCTCGTTGCAGCCGTTATCGGCCAACTGCGGACCTATGACGGCGGCTCATTCGCCACCGCCCTTGGCGACTCAACCTCGACGCCGAAAATCTGGGTTGGAGCCGTCATGGGCTCCCCCGCTCTGCCGTGGGTTCGGATCATGCGGCCGATCGGAACCCGCGAATACATGGCCAATGGCAATTTCATTGAAACGGGGCAAATCCAGGTATCCGTTTTCGCATCGTCCTACTCAGCGGCGCGGAATCTGGCCTGGCAAATTTCCAGCCCGAATCTGGGAAGCATCAACACCGGGGCTCTCGACGACCCGCCAATCAAGTTCACCGAAGGGTCTTTGATGGTGTTGCGGCTCAGTCAACCCGCATGGATTACCGACGACGGCGTGGGCGTGGGCGTCCCGAAAACGTATCACGCCGTTCTCACGTTTGACTACAAGTTCAGCGGACAAATCGCCTAAGCAGGGGGCCAAGTATGAGCAACGTCACCGCAAAGTTTGTCCCGAATCTGACACTGACGCAGACGCCATCAACTGGCTTCCTTGCCGGGCAAACGCTGTCGATCCCTGAATTGCTCTCGCTGGTTTTGACCAACGGCACGGGCTCGGATCAGATCAACCTTATCGCGTGTACCACGCTCAGCCTTGCCGGTGCAACACAGACGCTCGACCTGACGAGCATGACCGACGCGCAAGGGGCGGCGGTCAACTTCGCGAAGGTGCGCTTTGTCCTCATCAAAAACAACGCCACGACGGACGGTTATACGTGCCTCGTTGGCGGCAACGGCTCGAATCCCTGGACCGGGTTCCTGAACACGGCCGGAAAGCTTACGGTCTTTCCGGGCAGTGCGGCAAACCCGGCTGGCGGATTCGCGATCCTGTCAGCCCCGAACACCACGGCCGGGGCGGTGAGTGGATCGTCAAAAATCCTTCTTTTTGACCCATCGTCCAATACGTTTACGGTTGATGTGATCTTGTGCGGCGCTTGATCCGGTCTGGCATGGAGTCTAACGCATGAGCCAGACCGTCACGTCTGACATCACGATCACGATCAACGTCCAGGACACGGTAACAACAAACACGATCGCGGCGGGCGGCGACCTGATTTCCTACCAGGAAGCCGTTACGACGTACTACGGGGCGGCAACGCTCCCGGTGATCGGGTTGCAATGGTCCTCGGCCCTGACGTTCCTGGCGGCGACGCCCCAGACGTTTGACCTGACGAATCTGACCGGGCCGAGGGGCTCGACCGTCACGTTCGCCAAGATCAAGGGCATCTACATCTACAACCAGGCCACCACGTCGGGCTATACGCTCACGTTTGGAGCACCGGGCACGAACGGATGGTATGCCCCGTTTGACGCCATCACGGACACGTATGCAATCCCGATGAATTCGCGTTATTTGCTCGAAAACGCCGACACGTCCACCGGCTGGACGGTCGACGGTACGCACAAGATCATCAAACTCAACCCAGGCTCAAACGCCCTCACCGCTCGCATCATCATCATTGGTGCGTGACCTTTCCCCCTTGTCCTGACACGGAGTTAACGCCATGCCTACCACGCCTATTTCGGGCAAGTCGGGGAAAGTGACCTACGGGTCTGGCCCCACGACGCTCGGCATCACGAACTGGTCTTACAAGATCATGTCCAACCCAATCGACGTGTCTAACACGACGGACGGGCGCAAGCGGATCGCGGGTCTTTCCGACGCGGAGGGCTCGTTCGATGTGCATGTCGATACCGGCGCGACGATGGAAGCCGACCTCGCACCGGGAACCGTCCTTGACATCAAGATGTTTACGGACGGCACCAAGAAATACGACGTAACCAACGCCATCATTGACACCATCGAATACAAAGTCGAAGTCGAGGGCACATACGACGCCACGGTCAGTTGGAAGGTTGGAAGCGGCTCGTTTGCTTCGAGCCCGGCGTAATTCAGGGGGATTGTTTTGGACCTCGCAACGCTCACAAACGCCCCGCGAGAGCTATCCTTCGCGGGCCGATCATGGCAAGTGTCCGCCCTCACGATGCGCGAGTGGGGGCGAGTTCAAGCGTGGATCAAGGATAACGTCGCTTCTCCCGTTTCCGCGATCCGATCGGAAGACCTCGAAGGACTTTCGCCAATCCACCAGCGGGCTTTGCTGGCCGAGGCCGTAATCGCTCAACGCAACTGGCCCCCACGGGTCGGGACACGGGCATGGTTTGAGGCGATTGACTCGACCGGCAAGGGTGACACGTCGGGGCACGCGGTTTTTTTGCATACCGTGCTTGCCAAGCATCGGCCGGAATTTTCCCTGTCCGATGCCGTGCGGCTGGCGGATACCATGCTCAACGCGGATATCGTGCCGCTGGTCATGGCCGCTCTTGGCATGGATGACCCCTCCCCCCCAAAATCGGAAGCGGCGGGCAAGTCATAGAGCATGACGAGCCGGATGACCTCGCCGCGCATTACTGGTGGGTTTGCACGGAAACTCACTGTCGATTCGATGACCTGACATTTCCGCAACTGCGGTGCCTTGGCTATCAGGGCAAGCCGCCACGCTCCGGCGTGCGCACATTCAAGACCGCTTCAGAGGCACGGGCAGCGGCGGAAGGGAGGGATTAAATGAGCTTCAAACTGGCGGAAGCCTACGTGCAAATCGGGGCTCTCACCGGGCCTCTCGACAAGGCCCTGTCCAGCATCAAGGGCAAGGTGGCGGGTCTTGCTTCGATGCGGTTCAACATCCCCGGTGGCGGGCTCATGGCCGCTTTGGGGCTGGGGGCTGGCGCGGTCGGCATTAGTAAGGCGGTGATGGGGGCAAGCGACCTCGCGGAGACGATCAGCAAGGTACAAGCGACGTTTGGCGGGGCATCCAAGACCGTCACCGATTTCGCAGACAACATGGCCCAGAAGTTTGGGCTGGTCAAATCGCCGTTGATGGATGCCGTGTCCGGAATCGGGCTGATAGCCAAGGGCGCTGGACTGAGCCAATCCAAGGCGGCGGATATGGGCGTGGCCCTCGGCAAGCTCGCAGCCGATGCGTCATCGTTCTACAACGTGCCGATGGGCGTAGCGTTGGAGAAGATCCGCGCCGGACTCGTGGGCGAATCCGAGCCGTTGCGAGCGTTCGGCGTCATGCTCTCTGAGGACGCCGTTAAGCTTGAAGCCGTCCGCATGGGGCTTGTCAGTTCGTCCAAGCAACTCACCGAATCGCAGAAAGTGATGGCGCGTTCGTCGCTCATCACGAAGGGGCTTGCGACCGCATCGGGAGACCTCGAACGGACGCAAGGCGGGTTTGCAAATCAGCTACGCCAGATGCAAGGCAACATCCAGAATTTCGCCGTCTCTATCGGTGAACAGCTTCTCCCCGCCGCTAACAAACTCGTCTCCCTGTTTAACGAAATGGCGGCGGGTGGAACATCGGCGTTCACGAATCTATCGACCGCGTTTGGCGGGTTCTCCATCAACTTTACGGAGACCATCGAAACGCTCGGGATCGTGTATCGCAACTGGGGCGATATCGTCGAGCGTACCGGAGTCATGATCGGCGGTTGGTTAACCAACGTGGGCGAAGTCGCGGTATACCTCAAAGATGTTTTTGTTGATGCGTTCAGCGCGATCATGCACGCCGGGAGCAAGCTCGGTGATAACCTCGGATCGCTTATCACCGAAGTCTACAACTACGTAACCAGCGGATTTAAAGACCCGATCGAAATCAAGTTTGAACCGCTGCTGGAAGGCTTTGAAAGCAAGGCACAACTCAAGCTTTCGAGCGTCACCGATCAACTCGAAGCGATCGACGCTCGCATGGTTCAACGAGCGGCGGCGCGATCGGCGGCGGAGGCGGGCAAGTCCGCTGCGAAGTCGGCCGCGAACGTCACCGGCGACGGCTCGGCCACGCCGAACCGCTACAAGGCCGAATTCCTGTCAGGCGGTCAAGACTACTCCAACAAGATCCAAGCCGCCGCACTCGGGAGCAAGGTGGCCCCGACCGAAGCGGAAAAGAAGCAAATCGACCTGGCGGCAAAGCATCTGGAAGAAGCCAAGACACTCAATAAGACGATGGCCGAAGTCTCCAAGGGGCTCAAAGCCAAACCGGGGGCCGCGTTCGGCTAAGAGGCATTACACCTAATGATCGTACTCAACGGCATCACCGCTTATGAACGCTGGGAAGCCTTCCGCAAGGGCCGCGACGAAAACGGCCCGTGGGTGGAGATGCAATATCTCGTTGCGTTTTCAACTGCCGATGCGTTTTGTGATGCCGTTTTGGGCGGCATCCAGAAAAGCGGCGGCGGAACGGGGCAATTCGTCAACCTCCCCCGCCAGCAATGCCCCACGAATCCGATTCTACGGGCAACGTCCGTAGGCTATGAGGGCATCGGCGAGGCTGGCGTTGGCGCTGGCGGTCGGCCGACGTTCACAGACGCGGCTGTCACCGTGCGGTATGAGGTTCTGGATTGGGTCGAAATCCCCTCGCAAGATCCCGGCGGGCAGCAAAGTTTTCCGAACGATTCGCAGCCCGGCCAGCCTATTCTCTTGGCGGAATGCGAGATTGACTTTGGCGGGCAAGTCGTCACCGTCCCCAGCGGAACGCTGGTATTCGGCTCGGACTCGACGCCGTTGGCTGACGTAACGCGAGGGGTGTGGGACGGGATTTCAACCTGGCGGATCGTCAGGCACAAATTCCCGAACCTGCCTTATTCTCGCGTTATGAACATGATCAACCACGTCAACGGCTCGACGTTCCTTGGCCAGCCCAAGGGGTGCGTGCGGTTCGCGAATGCGAAAACCAAACAGGTCAAGACTTCGGACGGCACCAAAACGCAGAATTGGGAGTTGATCTTTGAAGTGAAGCAACGCGACTGGAACAAGTTCTTGCGTCCCGATGGGTTTACCTGGGATCTCGTGCAATCGTCCACAAGCTCACTGATCAACCCCTATATCTATGACACGCTGGGGACGTTGCTGGCATGAGTAGCCGCATCCCCCGCGTTTCCCGTGGGCAGCCGCTCACGGCCGAACTGTGGAACCAGATGGCTGACGCTGTTGAGCGTGGCAAGGTCATCGTCGGCCCTGGCGCGGGCTTGCAAGCGTTTCAAACGGTGGCGGGGCTATCGCTTCAAGCCACTCCGGGCGACACGCCCATTACCTACATCCAGTTGACCGGCCCGGCCGCTCCCGATGGCGGATACCCGTGGGTCCAGGTCACGCAAGCCCCGCCGATCAAGATCACCAACACGGGCACAGGCTATTCGTCGCCTCCGTCAGCCAGCCTTAGCGGCGGCGGGTGGACTGGATGGAATCTCACCGTGACGATCAACGCCACGGCCGGGACCGTCACGAGCGTCTATTTCTCAGGCTCGGCCGGCACTGCGGGCACGGCCAACGTCCAACCCACCATCTCATTCTCAGGCGGTGGCGGATCGGGGGCGGCGGCACAGATCACCGATATTCAGGACGTTAACACGCCGGTCCAATGGGTGACATCCTCGACCACGGGCGGCTATAGCAACGCGGCGTATGAGGCTCGCGGGTGCTTCGGCCTGCCGAATGACGGCGTGGTCTACCCTGCCATCACTGGCCCCAACGGCAAACTGCTTTTTTTTTCTAATCCGGTTGTGGTGGGGAAGACAAGCACGGCGGGAAGCTATCCGACCGCCGTATCGGCGTTTTATGCGATTCAGCCCGTTACCCTCTACGGCACACAATCCGAAGGGTCGGCGGTCACGTTCAACACCGGGCCGCTCACGGGCGGCACCTACCCGGTTTTCTACGCTTACAACATCGGGACCGCTCGCCCATTCCAAGGGACTTACGTTATCTGTCGCTGGACCGGCACGCGGTGGGTATTCCGTTTCGACGTGTCCCCGGCCGGGCTGCAAGTGACATTGCACGAGACGCCCAGCACATCGCTAAACGTTGCCGTATCGCAAGGTTACTGGGTCGACTCCACCACGACCACGCTCACGAATTTCGCGGCGGTTTCATCCTTTGGACTGACGGCATCGGCCACCAATTCGATCTACCTCGATAACTCCGGGACGCTCACCAAGAGCACGTCAGGCTACCCCGGATCGGGGCATTTTACCAAACTCGCCACGGCCGTTACGGGGGGCTCGACGATCACGAGTCTTACCGATGACCGGCAGTTTACCGTGGCCGTGAACCAGTCATGATCCCCAACGCCCAGAACGACGCCAAGGGCGCGGGCCTCTACACCGCGTCAACGTTTCCCACCAAGGGCGGCGTCTACTACGCTTTCCACCCCTACAATACGCGGGGGACGCAATCGGAGGGGTCGGGCGGCTCTCTTGCCACCACCACGATCCCCGATGCCGTGGCGCTCATTCCAGGGGCGTTCCCGGTCACGCCAACAAGCAACGTTTTGGCCGAATGGACCGGCACGCGCTGGGTCATGGATCAATTCGGGCTCAACACCGGATCGAGCGGGCATATACCCGGCTGTCCGTGCGATCCGGTGCCATCGCCATTGACGATGACAGTGACTAACCCGGCACTGAACTATTACATCTTCCAATCCTGCATCATCCAATATTACCCGACGATACCACCCGCGTTGAGCGGGGTCACGTATTCGGGCGGAATGTCAGCAATCGGGAATTCTGGTTACTTTAGCACATCGTCGTTTACTGACGGATATAGCCTAGCACCATTTTACTACTGGCTTCAATGTTTTCAGGGGGTTTACGCCTTAACTCGGATCTACCCCAAAACGTATGCGCTGACATGGACCGGCACGGATTGGGAATATACCCTAACGGGCGGCTGGCAAATCGACGGGTCAAGGTATTCATGGCTTGTGGGGGGCAGTAATACGTGTAAGCCCTTTGCCTTGGCAAGCGGCGCGATCTTCTCGGGCGGGAATGCGTCGACCGTTGTGACAATCACCGGATGAGCACGATCACTCACGAGGATATTCGATTGCTTCTTGACGCCGTGGCCGCTTGCCCCGATCGTGGCTCCGTCCTTCCGGTTTCTCGGCAAAGCGAGAGTTGCGCTGGGGCTGAATTGACGGAATGCCGCGCGGGCAAGGGCGAGCCACCAGGAGCGGTTTGCCTCGCGGCGTGCGTGACGTGCCGATCCAAGGCCCTGGGGATGTGGCCGTGAGCCTGACAGTCTACACCGGCACCACGGCCACGATCAGCACGGCCAGCGGTCCAATCCAGTTACTATCCGCCGCGAATGTCACCGTCGCTACCGGGGCGAGCGTTACGGGCGATGGCGTGCTATACGCTGGCAAGGCCCCGACTCCTGCAATCCTCTCCGACTCATCAACGCTCACGCTCCAGCACGGCACCACGATTACGGCCGGATCTGATAGCGGGTTCGGATCGGGGCCAGCGGTCGGAATCCAGTCGAGCGGCGACACGTTCGTTTCCTCGGACACGACCGGACCCACTGTCACGGGTGGCGCGGGCACGTACAGCGGCGGGGCAGGGCTGTTTCTCCGATCCCCCGCAAGCCTGACGCTCACGGCGGGGACTTATACGGGGG